CCGCAGATGCATCATCTATATATATGTTCTTTCCTTCTGCTGTACCTTCTATTTTTGTTATGTTCTCTACTGATTGCTCTACTGATGATACTTTACTGGTTATTCCATTTACGTCTTGCTCTACTTTGGTTATCTTTTGTGTGTTCTCTGTGGTTTCTTCGGTTAGTTGAGTTATTTTTCCATCTATCTGATTAATATTTGACTCCACTCTTCTGTTTATAGTTCTTTGTGATGGTGTTCTAGTAGTTGTTTCTTCTTTTGCTTTACATTGTATTTTGCTTTCAATATTTGCAATCCAACGTCCTGAAAATTGCATTGAACCTTGGTATATTACATTTTTACCATCTATAACAACGATATCTCCTGTATCTAGTGCTGGATCTATTATGCTTTCGCCCTCAAAACTATAAAATTCTAGTCCTTTTAATGTGTTATAAATATTATTGATTTGGTCTTGATCAACTATGTACATATTGTCTTGGCTGATATAAACTGTATTGCCTGTTGTATCTCCTTTTTCAAATAGTTGTATTCCATCATCATACCTTACACGTGTTATTTTAAATTTTTCTCCCCATTTAAAAGTCTTAAATAACTTTAATGGAAGTGTAACTGAACTTTCTCCGATTGTTTTTATATATAGTTTTCCATCTCTACCTATTACTGCTATTCCACCAGCTTGTTCTGCTATATAACTTAAATAAGTTCTTGCTGATACTGTATTGTCGTACACTGCTATTTCCTTATTCATGTTTAAAAAAGAAGTAGAACCGAAGTTCTACTCCTGCTTTTGTACATAAGTCTTGTAGTACCTGTATTATTTTTGCTTTTCCATTATTACTATCTATTAGTGTTTTTCCATTATAATTAAATTCAAATTTAATCATATTATCGCGTAATTTAAATGTTACTGTGTAATCGTCTTCTTTGCTTATATCATCCACATTAAATACTCCAACAGGTATTATTTCGCCTGTTATTCCACTCTTGATTTCTACTTTGTTTATAGTTGCAGGTATTACTGATTTATATAATTTTAGTTCTATGCTTTGTGCTTCTATACAGCCCAATGCAAACTCATCACTTGAGAAAGCTTTTTTCGAGGGTTTACAGTCTAATATATATTTAGAATCTATCTCCGTGTCATTTATGTATACTTTTAATAAATGAGTTACATTGTATACTTTAGACTTATAGTTATTACTTGTACTATACATTAACTATTTGCCCCCTCTACCGCTGTTTTTTGTGCTTCTGTTAATTCTTTTTGCATTAAATTAAAAGAGCACTTCCATTTTGTTTTGGAAGTACTCGTTTCTTTTTCTGTACTTATCATTTCGACTTTTCTTTTTGATACTCTAAACTTTGCATTTTCTAAAAAACCTCCATTTACTACTGGAACTTTAACATCCAATATAAATGGGTTTTTATATGTCTTTTGTATAAGTTGTTCTGCTTCTTCTTCTGTGTTAAAATCCCATGACATAGAAAGCTTTAACATTCCTACAGCTATGGGATTATCTATTAAAGAACCATCAACAATAGAAGAATAACTGTCTTTGTCTGTATCTTCTATGTCTGCACTATATGTTGACGGTGTCGGTAAATTTCCCGTATCTCCATGTTCTTTCCATAACATAATTTTATCCTCCTACTAATGCTTCTATGTCTTTTCCTGATTGTCTTTTCATATCTCTTAAATTGTCTAATAATATTTGTCCTAGTTTTGTACTTCCTACGTTTACTGTAAGATTTATAGGTCTATCACTATTTTCGTTATTATAATTTGATAAAACATCTTCAAACGTTTCTCTCATTATATTTTGTGGTGTTGTTATTTCTGGGTTATTGCTTGCTCCTGCATATTCTCCGAAAATTGCTAGTGTTTTTTCATAAGCAACATTCCCCTTTGCTAATCTTGGTAATGATACTTCGCTCATATAGCCGATGTTAAATCCAAATTTTTTTCCGCCCATTCCTGGAACCCAATCTGGAATGTCGAAGCTTAAATTATTCATTACTGATATTACCTTATTTATTCCTTTTACAACGCCATTTGCCATACCCTCGATTCCACCTAAAATAGAGTTTATAATTCTTTTTATTGTGTTCCATATTCCATTGAATATATTGGTTACTGTAGTTTTTAACCCATTCCAAACATTATTCCAGATATTTTTTATTCCTTTAAGTACGTTTGAAATAGTATTTTTTATTCCATTTATTACTCTAGAAATTGTGTTTGTAATAGCATTCCATACTGTTGTTATTACATTTTTAATTCCATCCCAAATGTTACTAAAGAATGTTGCCACTGCATTAAATACTGTTTTTACTATATTTAATATTCCATTCCATAAATTGCTCAAAAACTCTTTGATTCCAACCCATACAGTTTTTATTGTATTTATAATGCTATTCCACAAATTAACAAAAAATTCTTTAATATTGTTCCATATTTCTTGTAATTTTTCTATTATTTTTATCCATAAGTCTTGAAACCATTCTGATATAGTTCCCCAATTCTTTACAACAAGTATAATTGCTGTTATGGCTGCTATAATTGCTAGTATAATTAATGTTATTGGAGATGTTAAAATTGTAAACAAGCCCATTAATCCATTTAATATTGCTTGTGCCACATTCCATAAAACTATTGCACCAACTAATATTGTAATAGCCTCGCCTACCGCTTTTAGTATCTCTACTACTATTCCATTTTGTGCTATTGCCTGTAATGCATCTCCAACTGTCTTTAATACATCTCCTATTGCCGAAAGTACTATTTCTAATATTATTTCCGCCATATCTGATAAGCCTGATACTATTGGTTCTATAAATTGCACAATACCACTGAATGCACTTATAATTCCATCCAAAAATGATTGAAATCCTGTACTTGAAACTAATTTTAAAATAGCTTTAGTAATATTGTTTATCATATCAGCAATACCTTGAATTATCTCTGTGCCACTATTGTTGTTGTTCCAAGCATTTGCCCACGCAGTTCCTATTTGTCCTATTGAATTTAATATGTTTGCAATTATAGAATATATAGTACCAGTAGTGAATAATGTCTCTAAACTCTTCCACATAGCACTAATTGCTTGTCCTATTCCACTAACAGCATTTTTAAAAGCTTCTTGGACTTGCTTTCCATATTTATTCCAACTATAGACAAGCGGTTTAAAAAAGTTATACATTTTTTGAGCCAATGGCGACATCTGATCATCTATTCCAGCTAAATCAAAACTAGGAGCTGTTGTTCCTCCACTCCCACCATCCGAATTATCTTTGTCCGAAATATTATTTATTTCACTATGGACACCTGCTAACGCTTTTGTTTCCTGTTTCGCTTTTTTTGCACTTCCAGCCATGTTAGCATATGAACTTGCACTTGCTTTTGCAAATATATTTACTCCTGTTAATACATAAGCAACACTTTGAATAGCTTTCATTAATTGATATACTAGATTAGTGACAAATTGAATTACTGGTGCTAGTACACTACCCATAGCATACTTCATATAATTTATGTTTTCACTTAATTGCTTTGCTCCTGCATTTTGGCTAGATAGCCATGCATTTGCACACCCACTTAATATTGAATAAATTCCTCTTAATGAAAATAATGCCATTGCATATTTTAAAACATGTCCTAATCCGTTTTTTAAACCTGTTCCCATTCCTTTTATATTATTAGTTATATTTTGAGTGACTTTAGGTAAACCTTTAAAACTGTTTTTCATCTTTGATATGCTTGGCTTTACTTGGTCTATTTTTTGTTTAAATCCACTAAAAAAGCTAGTCAATTTTCCTTGACTAATTGCTGTTTGATTTATTTCTTGTTTTAATTGTGTCATTTTGTTTTTTGCTTCACTAAGTTGTTTATTATACATTTCTATTTCAGTATATAATTTTTGTGCTTGATTATTTAACACTGTAAAATCTTTATTGTTTCCTAATGCATTATTCACTGTTGTATCCATTGCTTTATCATTAGGATTTATTCCTTCTGGTGTTACACTTTTTCTAGTATCATCCACAATTTTATCAATCTGAGGATTTATTACGTTTAATTTCATTTGTCGAGCATTTATTTTTTCTTGCAAACTATCTATTTGTTTTTGTACTTGAGATATTTGTTTTTGTGCATCTTTATTATTTACTTTTATTGCTATTTCATTGTTTTCAGAACTTTTCTTTAAATTTTGCATTTTCTTTTTCATAAAATTAACTGCTTGATGTAACTTACTTGTCATTGCTCTAGTATCTACTTTTGAAAAAGCCTCTTGTGCTTGCCTTATTGTTTGCTTTATAGCTGGTAAAAACTTTTGAAACTCTTTTAAAGCCTCTTCTACTTGTGCTGTTACAATTATCTCAATTTCTTCTACTGTCATATTTTCACCCTCTTTCTTTTTAGGCATAATAAAAAGCACCAGATTTAATCTGATGCCTTCATAAGTAAGTGTTTTTTTTCTTAATTATTTTAGCAATTCCGCTTTTTTTCTTTCAAATTCTTCGTTGGTTATTATTCCATCTTCACACAATTGTTTATATTTCCTGATTTCGTCAGCATTTGAAATATTACTGCTTATCTTATTGTTTTTTTGCTCATTTCTAGCTTTATTTATTGCTTTTTTTATTTCCTCATTCAAACCTTTTCTTAATATTTTTATTATAAAAGTTTCTGTTATTCCATTAACCCTTAATTCTCCTGTTTTAAATACACTTATGTGTTCATCAATTGATTGTATATCTTCTATTCTTAACTGTTTTTCATTGGTAGTCCCTATTACTGAGTTACAAAAAATTATTCTTTTATTGGTTATTACAATCACTCCACTTAAAGTATTTTTTATTTGCATAGCTCCACCAAAGAAATTTTTTTGATTTCTAAAACTAGTATCAGTTTTTGGACTTATAGAAATATTTGTTACTAATGCATATAATACTTCTTCATTGCTTTCAACTAATTTTTGTGCTTTTATAATTGCACTTCTATTAAGAATGTTATAAGTCTTGTTATTTTTTACATACTCTTCGATATTCATAATCAATCTCCTTTTATAATTATAATAATTTGCAAGTGCTTTTATCAGTTGTTTCTTATATATAATAAGGATTTGGTTTAAATAACAATGCTATAAAATCTATTATTATTCCTACTCCAAATAATCCACAAGTAAATAGATATAATATTCCCATTCCTGTTTTGCCTTCATAGAACTTGTGTGCACCTAGAAATCCTAAAAATGCACAAAGTATTATTGCCACCCATTTATTTTTTGGTCTACCAGATACTGCTCCAATATTCTTATTCATATTGGTGTTAGTGTTTGCATTATTTATTACAACCTGAGGTTGTTCTCCTTTTAATTGTTCAACTTGTCTTCCACAGTGAGTACACATAACCGCATCTTCTGGAATCTTTTCACCGCAAAATTTGCAGAATTTAGTTTTTATTTGTATATCTTCCATCTTCTATATCTCCTTTTATTATATTATATAAAGAAGTATAGCACTTTTATTCATGTATTTTTGTCGAAACTTGTCGAAAAAATTATTTTTTTTCTTTTATCATAAGAAGTCTCATCTTTTTTGTTATTTCTTCTGGTGACTGAATGTATTCTTTTTCTTCATCTTGAAATAAATTTTTATAATTATCTCGAATAGGGATTATTTTTGGATTTCTCGATAAGCTATCTGCTCTTATTAATTTATTTGTTACCGCTTCCTGTAAATTAATCTCACGTTTTAAATCGTCAGCATTTTTAGCCAAATGAGTTTGGCAATAAATATTGATTTCTGAATATCTACTATTCCAAAATTCAAACGGTTTCATATTAAAATAATATGCCAAAGACTCTGTTGCATAAATCAATTCAATTAAATTATTTGTATTTTTTATTCTTAAAATTATATCATTTAGCCCCTGAAACCTTGGAATTGTTCCTCTGCTATTTTGCTCATTGCATTCTCTGCCGATTTTTGAACTAATTCGTTCATATTCATTGTTGATAAAGGATTTGATATCAACTCTTTTAGTTCTTTCTTGGTCATTTTCTTTTTGAAAAAACCCTCTTCGTTCAAAGCCTCCGCAATCTTTAAATATAAATCATTTACAACTATTCCTTCTTTTCTGCAATCGTCTATAAAATCATATACTTCATCTATTGAATTAAATGCACTTTTCTCATCTTCTGTTTCTGCTAATTTTAATATGATTTTAGCCAAAGCTTCTATATCGCATATAGCATAAGCTTTTGTAAAAGCTTCTTCAAAATTTTTATTTTTTAGTAGGTTAGCTATTTCTACTATTTTTCTTGTTTTTATTACTAAATTAATTATTTTATTTTTGGTTTCTATTATCATATTTTCTCTCCTTTGCAAAAGAGAGAAGGCTTATTCTGCCTTCTCAGTATTTTTTTCTGTTGTGCTAGTTCTCTTTATGGTTCTGCTCCTAGCACTCAATTTTGCAGAACTAGGCTGTGGGAAATCCTTTGCTTTCTGTTATTTCTGAACTTCTATAGATTGTTAATTTTGATTTTAACATATCATCTATAGCAATTTCACTCATTCCTATATAACATGTACCTGTAAAATACCATGTTAGTGGTTTTCCACTTTCTGTAGCTGTTTCTTCCGGTAATTGAATTGCCCAATATCCATTTGTCTTAGCAGTTTGAACTGCTTTTAATTCATCATATTGGTCTTCTTTAAACAATATTTCTATTTCTAGATTCTCTGCTTTTTGTCTTCCTTCTGTTTGTCTTTCATCAGGAATATCTAAAGCACTATATGTTATTCCCTCTGGTGCTTTTAAAAATTCTGGAATGCTTTGTACGAAAGCTACTTGTTTTCTTTTAGTTGAATCTTTTAAGTCTGTTAATGTATCAGCATGAAATAGTTTTGTTAATGTACTTGCTTTTGGTTCTGGCATTTTTTATTCCTCCTTATTATCTTATAAAATTAAAAGAACTCGTTATAGAATTATAAAGAACTTCAAAAGTTATTGTTATACCGTATTTTTGCAGTATCTGGTCATATACTGCGGGACTGGTATTAGTCCTTATAAAATTTAATTTTTGAAGTCTTGTACTAACTTCATCTGTCATTTGCATTGCTTGTCTTTGTTTTTCATTCCAACAAGTGATTGATATTTGAAATGTAGAACGAATAGGAAATGCGTTTTCTGTTAGATTTACTGATTTCAAAGGTGTATGCAATTCCAATATAGGAAATTTACTTTCTGTATTTGGATTACTTAAAATCGGTTTATTCTTATACAAATTTTCTAGCTTTTCATATACTAAATCGCTAAAGTCCTTTATACTTAAATCTTTCATTATTTGCATACCTCCTTCAACATTTCATCTAATTTTTTCTTGACTATTTCTGTATTTTCATTTCTACTTTCAAATTCAGCATCTCCCATAAAGTGGTTTGCTTTAGTTCCATGCGCTATGTAAAAGTCCATTCCTTTTATATTTATAACTGGATACGGTAATGCTCTATCCACTTTATTTACTGGAATGAACCACTCAGTAAATCCACTTTCAATAAAATGTTGTGACTTTCCTACGTGTTCCATTTCAGCATTAGAGCCTGTGCCAAAGTATTCAAAAAACAAATAGGATACTCCATTTGCCATAAATTTAGAAGGGTCAGCAAAAACCCTTCCTTTCACTTCTTTGGTTGACATATCAATCATTTCGACTAATATGCCTTCTTCATTATGTCCTTTTTCCAACCTTATAGCGTAACCTCTAATGTTTTTTAATACATCTTCTGTTATTATTTTTGCAGTTTGTGGTAATTTTTGAATTATAGCATCTATATTTTTAAAATTATGTTTTACTTTTATATTACAATTGAAATTTATCATTGTATTTTCTCCATTCTATACACATATGTACTTCCTATTTTATTTTTATCTAGTACTCTATATTCTGGAATAAACTTCTCTAATTTTGAGATATCTTCAAATGATATTCCATTGCCTTTTTGTATATCATAATCTCTAGTCGTACGACCTTTATATGTACTATAATCCACTTCACCTGTGCACTTTCTATCTAACTCGTTTACATCTTGTTGCATATTTAGCCAAGCCTGTCCTTTATATTTCCATAATTTATCTGATTCTCCGTGGTCTTTTATTTCTTCATATCCTGATATATATACTTTTGTTAAATCTCGTAACAGCATCATTTAATCCTCCTTAATCCAGATTTTATAATGTCATTTCTTAGTTTTTCTATAATATCTTCAAATGATGTTGAAATAGAACCTTCTCCACGACTTGTTAAGCCTTCTGCTCCCCTTGAAAGATATATTGCTTTTACTGCTTTCTTAATATATGGAAATAACTTCTCATCATTTTTTTGTCTATTAGAAATATCAGAGGCAATAGAGCTTACTTCCTCTAATATTTCACTCAGAACTTCTTTGCCGTCTTTATAATTAGCTCCTAAATCGGCTATTATTTTGTCTATATTACTGGTTTCTGCCATTTCTATTGCCTCCTTGATTATTCTTGTGGTAAAAGAGATACTAAATCTTTCTTTTTAGCATTTTCTTCAAAAGCAATTCCTTTTTCAGTTAAAATTGCTTTTATTTCTTCTACTGTTAGCTCTTTTTTAGTTTCTTTTACCTCTTTATTTATTCTTAATCCTATAAATGTTGACATTTTTTACCTCCTATCCTTCGTATGAGCAGTATACACCAGCTAATTTGTTTTCATATACATGTCCATATAAGTTGTTGTTTCTATATTTAAATACGTTGTCATCTCCATTTTGGTCTTCATCTGGTGTAAAGTATTTTATGTATTGATCCATAGCTGTTACTACAGCAGACTTTTCAACACATAAGAAGTTTATATCTTTTCCACCTTCTATTAATTCATAGTAATCTGATGTTGAAGGATTTCCTGATGGAGAGCTTACTTTTGAATATGTTCCAGAACTTTCTGTGTAATATGTCTTTCCTGATACTACAGCTGTATCTGTTGACTTAATATATGAATCTTTTGCTTTTTGGTATCCATAATTTTGTTTTCCATCATTTAATGTTACTGCTGTATACATTCTTGTTTGTGGAACTTCAATTATTGTAGCAAATCTTTCTAATACTTTCTTAGATTTAGTTGTGTCTAAATCATCTATCATTCCTTTTAATGTTGGTGTTATGAATAAGATTCTGTTTTCTGTTGAAACTTCATCTTCATCCATTTTATTTATGCATTCTCTTAATGCTGTTACAACTCCCGCACCATCAGAAATAGTTTCTTTCTTTGTTGAAATTCCCGCTACTCCTGCTATTTTTGCAATTCTTGCAGCATCAGTTTCTGGAACTACTTTTGTTCTTACAAATTCTCCAGATAATCTTGCAAAAGGTAATCCTAATGCTTCTTGGTTGTCTAGTCTATCAATTCTTAAGTCTTGGCTTCTTTCTTTGTCATATTTTACTGTCTCCCATACAAATTTTGTTGAACCTTTTGTGTATCCATCATTTCTAGAGAAATCTCCTAAACCATCCATGTCTAGTTTAGCTACTTTTATTTCTCCATTTAATCCTTTTTGTACTGTTGTTTCATCTCCATCTAATATAGATGTTTTTGCTTCGTTTTTATATACCTCGTCTAATTTAGGTAAATAAATTGTTGATATTTCAATATTATTCATTGTCTATTCTTCCTTTCTTATTTTAATCCCATTGCCCTTCTTATTGCTTCATCAGCACTTGGTTTGTTGCTAGATGGGTTTGGGTTATATGGTGGCTTTTCTTTTGACCACTCATTTACTGCTTTTTCTACAATTCTGTCTTGAATTGACTTTATAAGCTTTGTTTTTTCTTGCAACTGCTCTGCTGTCATACTTTCATAATCAAAAAGATTTAAGAACTCTGGGTCAAATGCTGTGTCTTGTGTTGTTGCTATTTTCAAAGCTTCATCTTTTAAATCTCTAGCATTTAATTTTTTTTGCATTGCCTCATAATCTTTTTGTTGTTTTTGCAATTGATATTGTAATTTTTCAGTTTCGTTCATTTGTGCTAGTCTTTCTGCTTCTGATTTTTCAGCATCATTTTTAGCTTTCCAACCTTCCTGTGCTGTTTGAATAGCCTTTTGAACTCTTCTGTCAAATTCTGCTTGATTCTTTCCATCCTTTAAGAAATCATCAAACGTTACAGGATTATTATTTGTTCCTGCATTCTGATTATTTGCTCCCGCTGGTTCATTATTTGCCCCAGTATTAGCATTGTTTGTATTATTATCTTGTCCTTCCATTTTTTACTCCTTTTGCCCCAGCCATTGCCTAAGCCCCAGCCATTGCGATTTATATTCTGTTGTTCTTTATAGCCTGCAACCAGTAAAAAAGGCATAAAAATAAGAGCTACGTCCTGCAAAATTATATTTTAATACCCACATAGCTGGGCTAAATATTGTAATTACCGTAAATATAATCCAATACCAAGTTGGCATTTGTAATTTAATACTTAATATTAAAACTAATAACCACATATTATTTTTCCTCCTCCACGATTTTCCAATCTTCGGCTAACATATCAGCTTGACTTGCTAACCAACCTAATTGAATACCTGATGTTCCAACAAATGCTATTGCTTTATTTCCTATTGCATCATGTTCAGCATTTATTATTTCATCATTAGCATTTTTGTAACTAATATTGGTTGCTAATTCTATATATTGTTTTTTACCATTCCAGCCTTGTCTTTGTAGTCTTTTTCCTTCTTTTAAATATTGAATTGCTTTTCCAAAATCAAATAGCTCTTTTTCTTTTTTTATTAATTGTTCGTACCTATCAGATATTTTTATTAATTCATCATATTTATCTTGATCTACCGTGATTGTTGGTGTACTAAAAACTCTATCTAATGCCATCTATTTTCCCCCCTCTCCTTCATAAATTGCTGTATATTTTTTCTTTATATCAAAATTAGTTATTTCATCTGGTGTCAAATTCGCATTAATTTCAATGTTAGAGACAAATTTCAAGTCGTTTGTTATATCATCTGCCCTCTTTATAAGTTCTTGACCTATTGCTATAATAGATTTTTTTGCATTTTCTTTACTGGTTGGTTTTAATTCTTGCATATTTCCTCCTTCTTTCCATAATAAAAGCACCTACTTGTCAGTAAGTACTTAAAATATTGTTTTCTTTAATTTATTGTTTCTCATGCTTTCTTGTTCTTCTTTTATTAACTCTTCATATTCTTTTCGTATATCATCAGGTGTGTTTTCTTTTAATTTTGTCATATTTCCATTTTCATCTTCTTCATTGGATAACCAATCTAACCATCTAGGATTCAGTATCATCTATATCATTCCTTTCATTATCTTAATTATTTCTTTACTAAGTATACTCGCATTGCTCTTATTTTTATAATAGTCTGCAAATGCTTCACCTATTGTCTCACTATATTTTGTCATTGCATACTTAGAAATATTACTTCTTAATAAGTTTTGTGATATTTTATCACTAATTCCTAAATTGTTAAATGCTTTTGCTACAATTTCTTTTGTTGTTATATCATTATTCCAGTCCTTAATTATTAAATTTTTATTAGTATATCTGTTTTTGATTATTTCATATGTAACACAATGTCCTAATTCGTGATTTCCTAAATCCTCATATGTTGTATTTTTAGGATGAAAACCATTTTTTACATCTTTTTGATATTGTTTTCTTACTGTATTTATATCTCCATAGAATTTCTTGTTAATCTCCATAATATATTTATTATCTTTTATATCTGGAGTAATATTTAATCCACCATTTGGATGCTCTATTACACTAATTTCTTTTAGCTTGTTTCTTACTTGAGGAAATTCTTTGTAAACCTTATTCATATTATTTAATGTATCAAGCAATGCTTTTTTGTCTAATCCTTTTAGTTTTGCTTTTTTAACATTATATTTATTCTTTACTGTCTTTTCTAGAGCGCTGTCAAAAATACCATATTTCTTTTCTAATTCATAATATGGCAAATACATAATATAGCTCCTACAGTAATGGAAATGATGTTGAATAGGGGGTAAATTTAAGCCTAATACCAATCCATTACATCTAATTCTTTGTAGTTTTAGTTCTTTTTGTGTTTCTCCGTAATATCTATCAAATACATTTTCTTTATTAATGTAAAATTCTTGATTATTTAAGCTATCACACATTAATGTTGTTTTATCATCTTCTACTGCAATAAATCTAACTTTTGAATTATCTTCCGTTACTTCTTTTATTCCCTCAACTTTGGCTAAATTATTTAGTCCTATCATTTGCAAATCAACTGCACCAGATATTTTGTCATTATTTATATTAAGTTTTTGATTGTTTTGCCTATTTATTATCGTCTGAAACTCACTAGAATTGATTTCTAGGTCTCTTTGTTGTTGTATGTTTATAATTACTTGTTTATATATTTGTTGTGCATTATATTGTATTGTTGCTTTAATGTATTGTTTCCAGTTAAAACCACTATAATTAGGTTGGTCTAATAATGCAAGAAATAAAGCCATCGGAATTACTGATGACTTTTTCTTCTTTTCAACTTCTTTTATGCCTTCTTGATAATAATAATTGGCATCTTCATACATTATTTGTTTTTCTTGTTCTTCTAATTTGTTTTGTTCTTCTATGTATGCACTATAAATAAGCAATTCTAGTATTTCACTGTTTTTTACTCTTGTTCTTTTATAAATATTATTTGCTAACATTCCAAAATAACCTGTTAATAGTCCTTGTTCTTTCCAAGACTCTATATATGTATTTATTCTTTTCTTAGTTTTATTATCAGCTATATTGTATATATTTTCTGATGTAAAATTAAACGTGTCAAATAGTTCTTGAAGTCTATTTTGTGTTTGCTTTGATGTTTTATTGTATAGTTGCTTTAATTGTTCCATATAATTGTCGTGTACTTTCCACATATAGCACCTCTATTCTAATGATATTTTTGCTTCATTTAATTTACATGAAATGTTATTACTTATACTATCATTTTCTTTGTTTTCAAAATGTATTTCATTATTAGAAATATTTAAATATATAATTTTATCATATATTTTGTTGCCATATTCTACTTTTAACCCTTTATTGATTCTTGGATTGTATGTTCCTAGCTCCATTTTTTTCTCCTTTCTCTTTTGAAATATTTTGTTTTTCATTGTATTGTTTTTGATTATTATTAGCCATTTTATTATTTACTTCAATATTCGTTGTATCTTTTCCTATTGTTGCCATATTTTCTAAATTTCTTACTATATTTTCTTGATTTTGTTTGTCCACTTTTTCAAGCTCTGATGTACTATCTAAGTCGTCAGGTAGCATATCAATTATACTTGCATCACTTAATAGTCCTCTCAATTTCAAAGCTCTTGTTGTTTCAGTGTCTTTGTCAGTTGGTAGATTTCTTTGCAAATCTATTTTTATACTCCTAAAATCATAAGATTTGTGTTTTCTTTTATTAATTCTATCAATGATTGTTTCCCATCTTCTTAGTATTGCTTGTTTAAAGTGTTTATCAGCATCAGTTATCATTTGTTCCAATGCAAAAAACTTTCTGTCTAATGCACTTGCGTTGTCTGCATTTGTAAATCCTAAATCTGTTATGTTAGGTACTCCACTTATCATCGCTATTAAATCTATTAATGTTTTTTTATGATTTTCTAATGCTGTATCTTGTACACTTTTTTCAACCCATGCTATATCACCTGAATTGTCTGGTGTATAAAATACTTTCATTTTAAGCATTGTTTCATCGTTTTGTTTTCTTTCTGGGTTCTCAATCATCACTGGATTTCCATTTTTGTCTTTTTCTACTTCTCCGTTGTTTATCTTTCTTTTCTATAAGCAATGGTATATCTGGTTCATAACCTGTTATTTTTAATTTAGCATCATCATTATATTGAAATGTATTTCTACTATTTTGTATTACTCTTTCATAAGCACAAATTAAAGAGACTACCAATTCAAAGCTTGATAGTCCCATTTCATTTTCTATTGCTATGCAAGGAAGCATGTTCCATTTACTTTTCTCAAATTTTTGTTTATCTTCTTGTAATTTTGCATAATTATTTGGTGTTGGTGAATAGTATCTTTTACCATTTATTGTTGTTAATTCTACTATTGTTATATCTGCACCATTTTTATCTCTTTCAGTCCATTTTCTTAATTGGCCTATTTGTTTTACTGGTGTTGAATAATCAAATATTCCTATTGTATTTAATGCACTTTGTTTAGTATATACTATTTCGTTTTCTTCATTCTCGTATAATACTTCATAGCACCCTCTCATTCCAAAATATTCAAATGCTAAATCAAAAAACTCTGTTGAATCATCATTATATTTGCTTATATAATCTATTAATACTTTTAATTCTTCATCTTTGTTTGCATCTGTATTAAATATTTTATTAAGTAACTTCTTTATTATATTTAATTTTGTTGGATCTGATATTTTTTCAACATCATATACTGGTGCTTTTCCTGCAAAATATCCTGTTACCATTGAATTTATATAATTTTCAAATGCTACTTTTATTTTTTCATCATTTACACTTACTAGTTCAGAATTATCTGTCTTTCTTCTTATTCTTTCATATAATTGTTTTCTTGCATTCCATTCTTTATCTGCTAACGTTAATATTTGTGTTACACTATTTTCATCTTCTAACGTTTCTGGATTCCATTGTATCATTGTTTTCCTCCTATATTGGTTTTATATAACCAAATTGTAATTTCTTTTGATTTATGTATTTTTCTACTGCATATCTCATTGCATCCATTAAATGATTAAAATCATCTATTGGTCTATTTATTTTGTTACCAAATTTGTCTTCATCCCAAGTATAATTACTTATTTCTGTTATGAAATTTACACATCTAGGATGTATTATTATTTCAAAATCTTGTATAAATTGAATACCATTGTTTATACTGTCTTTTCCTTTTAGTGCTCCAGTAATGTGTCTTAATCCTAATCCTCTTAATTCATCTATTGACTTTGGCTCTGCACTATCTGCTGTTATCCTTTCTTTTGAATAGCCCATTCGATTTATTTGGTCATATATTGCTTTGTTACTCATTCCTTTTTGATATATTTCATCGTATACATAAATTTTCTTATTTTTTAAATCTATTGCACCACAAAATAGTGCCGTTGGGTCATTTGTATAACCAAAGTCTAACCCAAAAGCACTATCTAAGTTTCTTATAGTATTTAATTCAAATTTTTCTTCTTTCCAATTTTCATATACTAATCCATCTACAATACCCCAGTTACCTAATCCGGCAACCTGATATCTTCTAGGATTATTTTTTTCCATTCTTTCAAATACTTTTTTATCTGCTTCATCTAGCCACTCATTACAAAGGTAATTTGTTGTCATTGCTAATATGTCGTCATCTTTAACATCAAAAAATCTTTTCTTTATCCAATGATGTTCATTCCAAGGATTTAATGTTATTGTTATTTGTTTGAATAGTCCTTCTGGAACTTCTCCGTCTTATACTTTCATCTATTACATCAAAATCAGATTCTTTTGTTATTTCGTATGCTTCTTCAATCCATAACCAACATAAAACACCAATATCTACTGATATTGATGTTACTTTTAATGGGTCGTCTAATCCTCTGAAATATATTTTCTGTCCTGTAGGTTTGTATGTCATTTCTAATGGACTTTCTTTTATCTCCCAAAAACTATCTACTTGTAATCTATGTATTGCCCATTTAAGTTCTGTAAAACAACTATCCTTTAATGTTCTAAATGTCTTTCTAATTACAAGTGTATTAGCCTCTTTGTATTTCATCATGTTACTTATTATCCATAATGCTGTTGTTTTTGACTTTTTACTTGCTCTTGAGCCTTTACATACTCTATATCTACATTTACAATGCCAATATTCTGCATAGCCTTTTCCAACTATACTTTGCAATGATATGTTATTTACTTGTTGTTGTGTATTTTTGTTTATTATTTTATTCTGTAATATCATCTGTTATCACCACTGGTATATTCCCACCCACTTCAAATTTTTCTTTGAATGTACCATACCTTTTACCAAGCAATTCTGCACACTTGGTCCTATCTTGTAATGAAGCGTCTAATCCAAATTGGTCTTTTTCTTCTCCTCGCATTACTTTTGTTAAGTATTGTAATACTTCTTCTTGTGAGGCAATTCTTTGGTCTTCTTTTTCTTGAAGTTTTATCTTTATAAATTTGTCTAGTTTTGACAAGTTTTGTGAACCTATTCTATTAAGATTTTTTCCCTTATATCCAGCTTTCTTACAAGCTTCTGTTGCATTTGCAGTTTCTATATAATAATCAATAAATCTCTTTTGCATTTCTGTTAATGCGTTATATTTCTCTTCTACATTTTCATATTCCATCTGCCTCACTTCCTTTTCTATTTTCATCTATTAGATATCTCATTACATCTATCTTGCTATAGCATTCTTCTTTTTGTTTATATCTATCTTGTAATTCGAACTCGTCTGTTTCTTCATTATATACTTCTATCTTTTCTCTTTTTAATATTTGATATTTAGTACAGTACTTACAATTCTTTTCACTATAAAATTGAAAACTATTTATTTTATATATTTGTCCCTTTGTAGATAAGACATGTAATAATTTATTAATGTTTTGATTTACATTCATAACTCTTCTCCATAGCATCTCTTAATGCATCTATATAATTCTCTTCAATATTCTGTTTTAAATATGCTTGAACTATTGCATTTATAAAATCATTGCTACTCGCAACTATTTCGCATACATCTTCATTGTTGAATGTTTTTTCGTCGTTTTGGTTGTGTCCATATTCATATAACCACACATGAGTTAATTCATGTTTCAATGTCTTTATTATATTAGCTTGATCTTTTAGTAGCATTATTGTTTGAGTTCTATATATTGTTACTCCTAATGTTCCATCACTTTTCATTTCGTTATTAATTGTGGCTTCATCTACTTCTTCTATTAACCATTCCGTATTATTTATTTTAAATTTCATCTTTATCCTCACATATATTTAAGTATTTACATTTATCGCATTGTCTTTTCTCATCTACAATACACTTTTGTTTTTTCTTATTCTCATAAAATTTTCTTCTTCTATATTCATTGTCTATGTAGTTTGCTATTATACTACCTCTCATATACAACACTTCCTTTGTATAAAACACTATGTAATGATACAGGATTATACAAGGCGCTACCTCATATCGTTTGGATTTCTGGTATCAACACAGCCTATAACCTTTAGCTTACGAGCCGAATCTCTTGGAAATTCTGATATTTCTCTTCCCTGTGTCGGAATTAATATCTCAACCTTTTGCTCCCATTGCTTTTTTATATCATTACATACTATTTTACTTGGCGACAGAGTGAGGTGTCGAGCCCCAAGCATTTTACTGCTCCAACTGTTTTCAAGACAGTGTTCAAAGCCGTTTGAATTACTCTGTCATGTAGGGGATTTTAATTTTATTTTCAACGGAGATTTTCCCACTTTTTACTCCGCATATCTAGGGGCTACCTAGAACCTGGCGACAACCTATGGACTTGCACCATATACCTTATTAGGTACGCATTTCTTAGCAGGAAAGCTCCAAACTTTTTGAATTAAGTTGTCATTTTACTAGGTATCGTTAATAGAAAAATAGAGCCAAACATTAAATGTTCAGCCCCGCAAAAGTTTATATCTTTTTTTCTCTATTATAATTATAACTCTTTCAAAACCAAATTTCATCCAAATTTTGTCACAATTTTATCACAATTTTTCATTATTCACCTATATTTAGTACATCAAGCATACTTTTTATTGCCGTGTCCCTTATATTTAATAATTGATTTATAGATTTTGGTTTTTGGAACTCCATGCAGTATTGTTGTGATACATAATCCCATTTAGATTTTTCCATATAATATATCTTTATAACAAACTTTTCTTCTGCTGATAGTTGATTAATCATATTTTCAACTCTTACTATTTTTTTGTCTAACTCGTCTTTCAATTTGTTTAGTTCTTCTAATTTAGTTTGTAAAAATTGCCTATCTTCTTTGTTTATGTGTCTTTCTTCTTTATGGTAATTCATTGCCGTATTTAGCACTTTATCTGATACTTTGTTTGTATTACTATGTATGCTATCATAAGCTTGTCCAGCTAACTGCATATTTTCTATAATTTCGTTTTCTGTTTCCTCATATACCGTTCCAGCATATTCCAATCTTTTTTCATATTCTTCTTTTTTTAATTGTATTTCCGTCAGCTTTGCTTGATTTTTTAAGTGATCCTTTAACATTCTTTCAACATCTTCTTTTATGTATTGCATCTTTTGTACCTCCTACAAATATTTTTTTAGATCTTCTTTTTAAACTGCTATAAAGAAATTCCCTAAATTAAAACTTATTACCTCGTCTTCGTCTATAACACTGAATTTCTTCTTTATTATGGTATCGTTCTTAATTATTACCATTTCTATCGTATCTTCTTTTCCCATAGATTAACCCCCCTTTATTTGATTTTTATTTTCTTTGTGAGTTCTTCTATTATCTTGTCCTTTTCTTCTAATTCTTTGTATGCTTTATCTCTGCCGTCTGCTATAAGCATTATTGCATCAAATAATCTTTTAGCTTCTCCTGTTAGTTTTTCTGGTCTAACTCCTTGTAGTTCATCTAATACCTTTTGAGCTTCTTTTTCATTCATCCTGTCTTCTCCCTTCTAGTAGTTGTTGTAAAACATCTACTTTAGCATCACAAGCTAATCCTGTATCATGTAAATCTTTATCAGTTCTATTTGTTTCTAAAAATTTTTCATAAAATTCATCACTTAATTTTTGGTATTTTTTTATAAAATCTTCTATGATTTGAACTGGAATATAATCATTTGATAAGGTTCTATTTATTATATCGTGAATTTCAGCATCTCCATATTTTCCAATTATTCTACGTCTTTCTTCAAATTTTAATTCTTCATTTTCTTTTAATAAACAATCCACTATTTCAAAGAAAAAATCAGGTTCTATTTTGTTTATTATATTCCTATTTCTTTTTAACTCTTCATATGATTTTAATAATTCCTCGTTCATTTATTCCTCACTTTCTAGTAGTTCTTGCAAAGCACTTATCATTGCTTGTAAACCCTCGTTTATTTCATCATATTTCTCAATATAATTGTGTTGTAATTTTTGATAATGTTCTATCTTGTCTTTTACTTTTTGTTTTGGAATATTATTTCTCTTGTATTCATCTAATTTTTCTAAATAATCGTTATAAACAATATTTATATCAAATTGTTTTAAACTTAACTTGTTTTTTAATTTTTCATTTTTTTTTGTAGTTTAGTTATAAGGTTTAAAACTGTATCAAAATTATTTCTTAGCTGCCTAATTTCACTCAATGCTTTTTCATAACTTTGATTATTATTAAAATCTTCTTTGTGTATATCTTCTCTAGCATAATAATCTCTAAATTCTTCTATAGTTTTAATAGCTTTCTTTTCTTCCTCTGTCATATTTTTCTCCCCTTCTAGTAGTTCTTGCAAGGCTCTTTTTTGATTCAATAAACATAACTTGTCTTTTTTAACTGCTTTTTTGTATGCTTTGTCGTCATCGTCTATATATATACATTCTGATATTGCTATATCCAATATATCTATTTTATTTTCTATTTTATTTATTACATTATAGTAATCTTTTTTTAATTCTTCATTCTCTTCTTGTAATTGTTTTATGTTTCTTCTAGTTAATGTATTATCTCCCGCTAATTCTTCAAGATATGCTTGTGCTTCCTTATCCAAGTTTCTACATCTGTTATTTAATTCTTCATTCTCTTTTTGTAGTTTTTCTATTAGATTTAATATTGCTTCGGCGTCGTCATTTCTTATCGTGGTTGTAACATCATCAATATTTATTGCTAATCTTAGTTGCTTTTTTAATTCTTCAACCGTTTCCTTTTCTTTATCGTTCATTTATTCTCCTCCTTCTAGTGGTTCTTCATATGCGCTTATTTTCACATCTAATCTAATTTTAGTTTCTATATCATCACATTTTGCTTTTCTTTGTTTGTATTCCGCAATTTTTAATTTTATTATTGCATTTGGTGTGTAATCTTCTTGTAATTCTTTAATAATTTTCTTTGCTTGTTCTATATTTATAATTAATTCTTTTTCAGTACATATATTTTCATCTGAAAAATTCAATATTTTATTTATATATTTTTCTTCCATTTTTTATTTCCTCTCTTCTATCAGCTCTTGTAAAGCTTGCCTTCTTCCTAGTTTTATGCCATATTCTAATGTTCTTTTATTTCTTCTTCCTCCAACTATTACTAGTGGCAATTTTTCTTCTTCTATTTTATCTTTTACTTTTTTAATATAGCTTTCTTCTCCGTCTTTAAATCCTAGTTGATATATTCCTGCATTGTCTAATATTTTTTCATTTAATTCTTCATTTTCTTTTCTTAATTCTTTAATTTGTTGTTTTAATTTTTGTTCCGTTCCATAACTTCCTTGTTCTAAATTATTCCATTCTTCCCAAGCCTGTTCTTTTTCTTCCTTTAATATTTCATTCTCTTTTAATATTTTTTTGTAATCTGATAAAATATGTTCTAAATTCTCTAAATCTTCTTTATAATAAAGTCCTGTTCTAAAGTCTGAATGCATTGAATTTAAAAAACAATAAGCATTATTTATTCTATCTTCTATACTATTTCCTATGCTACCGACATTTGTGTCGCTACCATCATTATTTTCTTTCACTTAAAACACCTCCAAACTCTTTTTCAAGTTTTCGTTTTTCCGTATAATGTACTTTAGTTCTTGTTATTTGATGAATTATGTCGCACATAGTTCCTTTGCTATATGGAAAGGACCATCTATCCTGTCCAAAATATTCCATTCCTCTTGCAGACTTTTCTTCTAATTCGTCTATTTGTTCTTTATCTAGCTTACAATAAATTATATATTCTAATTCTCTATACATTTTTTCTACAACAGATTCGTATTCATCTAACCAATTCCAATTTATTTCTTCTATAAATTTTGGTTTTGCATATCTTATTACTTCTTTTCCACAAAATGGGCAATATTTTATATTTTCTTCAAAATGAAATGGTTGAAATATATCTTCTTTAAAGTATATTTCTTTTTTACAATTTGAGCATTCATGATATTTATATACTTCGCCTTTATACATCGGTGTTAATATAACTTCATCTACTGTTTTCATTTTTATCACTCCTCTCTGTATTAAATCTTTTTATTTCATCTTCCCATTGCTTATCTTGATATGAATAAAATTCTTCAACAATAAAAACATCTATTACCTTATTTTCTTTATTTAATACATCACATACTGGAAACCATACACCTTCATGAACATCACTAAAATCATCTAATGACTTTATAGTATCTAATTTACAGTAATATGGAGTTGTATCAATGTGTAATTGCATATCTACTATATCTTGTTTTAGTTCTTCTATATCTTTTGACTTTTTAAGTATCTTCCCATTCACAAACAAATACCATATCCATTCTTCCATATCCTATTTACTCCTCTACCTCTTCAAAACATTCTTTAGGTATGTATAGACACATTCCTAAATCTTCCCCTTCGTATGCACAAGCTCTTGCAAATTCTTTATCTTCTCCTGCTGATATTAATGTTTTGTAAATTGTATTATCAAAAGCTTTGCTTGCCTCTTCTGAGTTTGTCCCTACTATTACATAACCTTTTCCAAATTCACTATAATACGCGCTATATATATGTCCCAGCATTTCTCCAAACTCTTTTTGTTCTTTGCCTGTTTCTTCATCTATTGGTAATTTAACAAATTTTAATTTTTCTATTTTCTCTTCCATATTTACTCCTTTACTACTAAATCTGCTTTGATTAAATCGTATAATTTATCTACTATTTTTTCTGGAATAAAATGACTTTCACTTTGTATATATATTTCATTGTTATTATTATTGCATGGCAATAGGTCTATATATATTTTTGATTCAACCCCATGTTGTTTTGTTTTATATTCAAATTTTTCTCTTGTTCCATATTTAAATCCAAGCTTTTTTAATTCACTTAATTCTACAGTATCACTTTTTCTTAACATATCTATTCTCCTCCTAATAACTCTGGATTATCGTATATATTTCCGATTACTTGTACTTCTTCAATTTTAAAATTATATGTATCTACATTTTGTTCAGTTCTTTCTTTTCCTCTTGGTTGTGCAATTACTTTAATTTGTTTTTTAGTAATTGGTAAATATTTAAAAACAAATCCTCCCATAGTTTCGCTCAAATTATCATAACCATTTTTAAATTCTATTTTTTTATATACAAAATCTCCTGTCCAACCATGATTATCATTTCTATCTTGCCACCAATTACCGTAACTATTTCCACATCTTCTAACTGGAACTTTTACTATATCTCCCTCATATATTTCTTTTCCGTTTTTATCGTGTAATCCGAGTAAATTGTCCTATTGTATCTATGTCTATTTCTATATCTTCAATTGAGAAACAACCATTTAAATCAATAGTTTGTCTTATAAAATAATTTCCGTTTTCATTAGTCCAATAATATCCATAAACCCATTCTCTAGTTCTTTTAGATTTTCCTCTAAATTTTATCTCTCTATTCATCTTCTCCTCCTACTTTATAGCAATTAGCCATATAGCTTTCTTTGGTCTGCACTTCTATCTCACTCATACTTCTTCTCTCTCCTTCCTTAACATATACACAGTGTCCTTTAACGATTCTATTTCTATGTCTTTATTTTTTAATTCCTCTGACTTATCCCCTGCTAATATTCCACATACATACCCTATCATGAAACACACTATTACTATTATCACTACTCTTATACACTCACTTATTTTATATATTCTCTTATCATATATTTTCATATTTCTCTCCTTTATTCTTTTTTCTATCTATATTTTGGTGGGCGACCTCTTGCTATTTTGTTTGTTATGAGACTTAATTCATCGACTTTAAAGCATTCTTTGTAGCCATATATCATTTCTTTGTATAGATACATATTTTGGTTGCATTGCTGTATCAATATGTACTCATGTCCATCTTTACTTATTATCTTCGGTATTCTCATATTCTTTTATCTTTCTCCCAGAATAATATTCGTTGTACATTTGCATCCAATCATCTAGCCTCATTGTTACCAACCAATCTTTTCTATTTTTTCTGTGAAATACTGTAGGAAACTTATTGTCTTTTGTATCTCTTACTGCTTGTTCAATTGCTTTATCTATATTTAACCTTTCAACTCTTTTGCTTTCAATGTGTATATAATCAAGTCCTACTACATCATCTGCTTGTCCAGTATTCCCACAAAACTGTTGTGTTCTTCTACATTTATAACCGTATTCTTTTAATTTATTTGCCAATTCTCTTTCTCCTGCACTTCCGTTTCTTTTTACTGTTTATTGCCATTTTTCTTTAGCTCCTCTCGTAATTTTTCTTGCCAATTCTCAATACCCTGTATAAAGTTTTTACATCTCATTACTGGCTTATAATTTTCGTTTTCTTGTTTGTTACAACCCATACAATAGTAGCAAAGCGTATTACTCTCTATTTGTTTCATAGGCTAGTCCTCTGGCATTTTATAGATCTTATTATTTTGTCCTACAGCTTCACATCTATTAAATTTATACATATTTATTATTTCTGCTAATACTTCTTTTGCTCTTTCTTCTATTTCGTATTTGCCTAAAATTTGTAATTCTTGCTTTGTAATCCATTTTTGCCATTTTCCACATTTGCCACAATACAAGCCTCTTCTATTTCCTTGTATTTTTACAAATAGTTTTTCACTATCACATTTACTACATTTATCTTGCATAATTGCCTCCTAATCAATTCTTGGAATATGTTGATAATTTATTGCTTCAAATCCTGCTTGTGTTCTCTCATATACTGCTACTGTTTTGCCTGTGTATTCGCATTTCTTTTTATCTACTGCTTTTACATATCCCATCTTTTCTAATTCTGTTAATCTTGGTGCTGTATAATTTCTTTCTGTTGTATTTGTAAAACCTAAATCAAATAACTCTACTGCTAACTCTTTTGCTGTTTTAGGCTTGTCTAATCTATTTAATATTTGTATGTATCTTATTTTGGTTTTATCTTGTATGTCATTAAAACTCATTTGTCTTGTTTTAAATGTTATTGTATTCATTTGTTATCACTCTCCTATCTGTTTTACACTCATTCTATCTGCAAGTTGTTTTGTAAAATCTTGCATTTGTTGAGGTAATAGTTTTTGTCCTCTTTCTCTGTTTATCAATACTTCATATTGTTTTAAAAATTGCCCTTTTGTAACTGTGTTTATTGTTTCCATGTCTACCATTGCTAATTGTTTTACTTGATTTACACTTCCAAAAAATCTCTTAACTTCTGGGCTATAATTATTAAATTGTTCCTCGGTCATATAAAGACCATTGCTTATCATTCCAATTGCTTCGTTCCATGCCTCTATTCCTGTTTTCTTTGTTGTTGGATTTATTAGCTCTATTGCATTTTTTCTTACTTCATGTATTGTTGGGGGGTAAGGGCTTTCTATTATTGTTTTCTTTACCGCTTGTAAGACTATATTGTAATCTAAGTCTCCTAAACACTCTTGCCATGTATTTAACATCATCTCTCTTTGTGTTTGTGATTTATTTGCAATATCTTCATAATTACCAGCCAAAAGTGTTATTATTTGCACCATTTCGCTCTTCTTCATCTTTTGCCTCCTTCCATAAATCTTTAAATCCATCTAATTTATCTCTTTTCTTTTGACTATATTTGCCCTCTAATATTGCAGTTGCTTTATCAGTTCTCATAAGAAAATCAAAATCAGCTTTCCAATTTCTGTCGTTATTTCCTATTAGAAACTCACTAACATTTGCTATCTTGCATATTTCTTCAAATTGTTCTATTGAAAAATCTTTTAAGAAATTATCAATAGACTTATTTCTTTTTTCGGTTAATTTTTGAACCTGAGGCAAATTAGCACAATAGGTGTTGTAAATTTCGACTATTTTATTTCTATTCTCTTCTTTTATATTCCTATTATCTTCTATTCTTTTCTTATTCTTATTAGGAGCGATAGTTCGTCGATTATTCGTCGAATGTTCGTCGAATAATAATTCCATTGTATTTTCATTATATTCTGGTATCTTACTTTGACTTGGTCTATCTATTTTTTGAAATGTATCCCAACTTAAAAGGCTATAATAACTACTTCCGTCACAAGAATATAAAACTACGGACATATTAGAGCTTATCTCTGATAAGGTTTTATCTATATCGGCACTTCTTATATTTTCCTCATAAGGGAATAATGTAGACTTTAAATATACAGGATTACACCTTCCTCTACCTTCATCATCAGCAAGCGAGAATAAACCAATAAATACAATTTTAGCTAAAGTAGATAATTTTCCAAAATCTTCACTTTGCCATATACTAGGATCTATCATTCTCTTTCTTGCCATTTAACTTCTCCTTTCGTAAAAATAAGGGCTAAAACTTATGTCTAGCCCTTGTTGCTCTTAATCTATAATCATTAATCTTGTTTCTATATCTGTAGGTATATTGCCCTCAAAAACGAAACTATTCTTTAGTATATATTCGTTATATGTATTTGCTGTTTTATTTGCTCTCATCTTTGCTTGCTCTGCCC